TCCTGCTTCTTACATTGAAGAAAACATGGAGCAGGTAAGTTATCTTGCTTTTTTAAGTAAGCCTAAAGAGCCAGTATCAAAGCTAGTAGCATCAGCCGAACTCAAAAATATTGAAATCGGAATTTATAGGTATTAAGGATAAAAATGATAGTAAGTAAGTTAGATGTAATGGAAAAAATTGTTAAAAAAAATTATAATCTTCGCTGGGATGGTTGGAATGTTTTAGATCTTAAGAAATCAGAAATGGCTCGCACATCTCCGCAGGGTATTAGAATTAATGGTCAATGGTATCTACATAAAATTTATAAAGTAGATGAAAAAGGCTGGGATATTCCAAATAAGTATAAGGAGTAATCCTTGAAGCAGCATTTATGGAAAGATGAAGCAAAATGTTTAGGCTTAGATACTAACCTATACTTTGATAAATATGAAGACGATATTGATCTAAGGTCCAATATAGATAATTTTTGCGCCTCTTGTCCCGTTGCAAAAATATGTTTTGCTAACGGAGTATCTGGTAAAGAGTGGGGCGTATGGGGTGGTGTATACTTAGAAGGTGGAGAAGTATCAAAAGAATTTAATAAACATAAAAATAAAAATCAATGGGGTAAAATATGGCAAGCGCTAACGATGGAAACGAATTAACATCTTTTGAAGATGTTTGTTCTATCCTTGCTGAATTATGGATAAACCATAAACATGAAAAAACATTTCAGGATTTTATTTCTTATAATGACTTAGGTTTGCCACTTGCTTTTTTAATTGATTCTGAACTAGTAACACATACAGAAATTGCAAAGGGTTATATTGAAGAAACTTGGAGAATTTTGTTATCCTCTCTTGAGATTAAAGAAGATTCAGGATTTACTTGTCTTGAAGATATATTTCGTTATTCTGAAGGGGAGCAAGAATAATGTATACAAATGATATGCGTAGGGCAGTGCATTCAATTATTCCTCCAAAAGATTTTGGAATTAATATAATTGATAATGAGCAATTCTTAACTGTTAAACTTAACGAACATGATTTTATTCATATGGTACATGACGAAAAGATTAAAGCTATTCAGTATGTAGCAAAAATAAAAGAAGTTCTTGAACAAAACGGAGCGATTGTTTTAGTAACCAGAGAGGCAGTAAAGTAATGAATATTTCTACTATCATTATTTCAACATGTTTATTTTCAGTAAGCGTTGCATATTTAACTTTATCTTATAACTTTGTTAAAATCCGCAAACAATATGAAAAATTATTTATTGACATGCTTGTTCTTGAAAAATATGTTAACGAAATTGAAGATTCTCAAATTAAAGGTGACGATAATGTTCATAAAGAAAACTTTGTTAAGTTCCTTTCTGACTCTCGTGACTGGGCATATCAATATATTGAAGATGTTCAAGAAGGTTTATCTAAATTTGTAGGTGCAGTAGAGCCTGAGATCAACTACTTTAAAGAGTATGGCGATATTGGGTCAATGTCCCCAAACTATTACTCAATGAAAAAAATTGTAGAAGAGTACGAAAAATTAAAAATGCTTTTACCTATTGAGGAGAAACAATGAAAGATGTTATACTATCAACACTAACAGGTTTTGTATGCGGTGTCGTGTTCGCAGCATTCAAATTGCCAGTACCAGCACCACCAGTTTTTGCGGGAGTCGCAGGAATTATTGGTCTATGGATTGGTTTTACATTACTAACACGAGTCATATCCTAGGAGGAATAATATGAATACAGAACAACTAAAGGCAATACTAGCATCATATGGTCGCTCAGTACTTGCATCAGGTCTAGCACTCTATATGGCTGGCGTAACAGATCCAAAGGATCTATGGACAGCACTTGTTGCTGCCATTGCACCAGTAGCAATTAGAGCAATTAACCCTAACGACAAATCATTTGGTGTATTGCCAGATGCTAAGGAAGTAGAGAAGGCTCTAAAGTCTGCTAAGGCACCTGTAAAGAAGGCTGCTACAAAGAAGGCAGCACCAAAGAAGTAATTCTTTAGGGAGGGATATGTCTACTCAGGCTATCCCTCTCTTTCTTTTATCACTATGACATACCTATACGAAAATAAAATAAGGCCAAAGTCTAAGACTGCACTCATTATGTGTACGTACATTAGACTTGAAAACATGCCTAAAATTATTCAAAGACTTCAAAACCAGACCAACAAACTTTTTGATTTTTATATATCTAATAACTGTGAAAATAAAGACAACAAACTCATAGGTTATTTTAATAAGTACGGAGAAGACTTTGGAACAAATGTATTTATTAAAAATTATGAAAACAAGTATAAACAGTTTTCAAGGTTTTACCTTGCAAGAGATTTGGCAAAAGAAGGCTATGAAAAAATAATATTTGTAGATGACGATGAAGCCCTACCATCAATATTTATTCAAGACTGTTATGATCAGTACGATCAAAAATATATTAAATCTTTTTACGCTCACAATATTCAAGACGATTACTGGAAAAAGATTAGACTTACTAGGGGCGAGATAGGTAACTATGCTGGCACAGGAGGTTTGATTTGTTCTGCTGAAGTTTTCTTAGATGATAAACTATTTGAGTGCCCCGAAGAATACCACATTATTGATGATCTCTGGTTTTCTTATTACATCTTAAAACACACTCAATATCAAATAACCTTATTAGACACAAACATTCAGTTCATTAAAGATGATAAGGGTACATTTGTTAGTCTAAAAGATCTTAAAAGAAGTTTTTCAACTGATTACATTTTGAATAACATTTAAGTATTTATCTCTTAGCATATTCATATCAAAATGTTGCAACGCTAATTCATAGGCTTTTTTCTTTTGATCTTCTTTGTTATTGCTTTCAACGTAGTTATCAATTAAATTAGCTAACTTTTTTGGATCAGCCCCATAAACATCAAGCCACATACGTGTCATAAGTTTATCAATCTTACTAGATTCTACAAGCCATTCTTTTGGAAGAACAAAATTGTTTGGAGAAACATCTGTCATAAATACTGGCAGACCACTCATTAAAGATTCATTCATTGGCAAGCATAGACCCGCGTACCTTCTTGGAAGAACCATAGCATCAAACCCATCATAAAGGTTTACACTACTTTCTGTGTTTGATATATCTAAGGTAAGTCTGGGATCTCTGCAGTCTGTCTCTATTGGGGTTTGACTTTTAATAACTAACTCATAGTTAGCGGTAGAGTATTGAAGCATATCTATAACAGTACTAGTACCGTTTCTATCTTTAGATGCAAACTTTCCAGCAATGTGAAGTATTCTGTTATAAGTTTTTGACATATTGCTTTCTCTAGTTACCGCAAAATCATCAGGATCTATTGGAGGAGGAAGGTGAGCAATTTTTGTTTGATCTCCAAGAACATCTCTTACATGGTCAATATTCCAAACACTGGGAGAAAGCAACATGCTTGGTATTCTTTGAGCAGGATCTTTTATTAAATCTAAGAACTCATAGTTATACTGGCTAATTGTTTTAATATTTCTTTTTTCTGCGAGGGGCAAGAACAAGTTACTATAAAAAGACTCACAGGTAAACACAACGTCAATACCATCAAGGAATTCTACTATCTCTTCTCTTGATGCAAAACCTTTTTTGGTTGTTATACAAGGATATCCTGTATACCATTCAGGATGTTGTTTATTTTCATTAAAGGGTCTTGAGTCTATAAGAAGAATCTTGTCTGGTTTGAGCATGTTGACAATGTTTCTGGTTTGATTACCTAGTCCAGTGTTATCAGATCTTGCAATAATTCCTAGTCTCATTCAGTATAGCCCCAGGCTTCATCATCTACCGTAAACTTTTGTGTACCCTGGCGACCATCTAAATGGTATGAACGTTTAATGTTTCCTTCTGGATGATATATCCAAAGTTTATGTGTGTCCCAACCTGCTTGATTAAACTCATCATAAGGTAAAATGTCATCTTGAACCTTACCGTGAAATCTATCTTCAATAAAACTTTTGTCATCAGAGAAAGGAAGAACAACATCTTTGTAATATTTAACTGTGCTTAAGTGTGGACGCTGACTCCACTGAGCAGTTCTCATAAAACCATTCTCAAGTCCAAACATTAAATGTTTGTGTGATTTTGGTATAGAGGCTTCAAAGTGAAACCTAATAGTGTTAGCCTTTTCATATTCAAGCATATCTAAACAATCTTGCCAATCAATTTCACAGTCTGGAGTAATTGGTGCATCTCCTTCAACATAAAGTATTACCGCAGTATTAATAATATCAATTGTTTTTTTCATCATTGTTGTTTGGTGGCTATGCTCATCAAAAATTATTGGTAAAACATTTTTCCATTGATGCAAACATTTCCACAGAACTCTATTTTTATATTCATCGTAATTTGTTTTGTGGGATAAGCGCTCTTCACGCAGACCATCCATTTGCAAGATAATCTCATTGTTAGGGAAGTGCACCCTTATTGTGGAAATTGTCTCATCAATGATTGCAGTATCTGGGTGGCTTGGCAGAACAGAGGTAGCAACAACGATAGTTACATCATTTTTATTCATACAGATCCTTCATTACCTTAATAGAAAAATCTCTTTTATATTTAATCCACCAACACACAACCTGATGCATATTATTTGGGTAATTATTAATAAGATTAGGAAGCATTTCTTGCAGTTGGTTCCAGTTTTTAACTTTTTCAATTGGAATTCCTGCGGGATAAACATAGTTAAAATAATCAATCATTTCACCCTTAGAATCAATGAGATCCCCAACAGGCAAAGCCAACATTTCAATAGCCTCAAAGAATCTAAAGGTGTCTATAACTTGGGCACCAGCAGGGGCTGGAACAACCTTAGCCTTTGATAGAGTCTTGTAGTAGTCTTTAGGCTGCTCGCCCTGTGCAAAGCCCTCTGTGGGCCTATAAAGGGCATTAGGAAGGTTTGGCATGACTTCGGATAACTGTTGTCTGCGTTGATGGGTTATCTGTCCACCAAAATAAATATCATATTCTTTAATGGGATAATCAGGCAAATTAGACTTTAGGTGCTGAGGTGGACCAATAAAAAATTTATTATATTTTTCATGTTTTTTGTGTGCATAGTGAATCCAAATAGATATATTAGGATGATCAATTTTATCTACATCAAAAAATCCACATTCATCACCAGTAATAAATAGAACAACCCTATCAAGGTTTTTTAATTGTTTGGATATTGCATCTTCTTTTCCAGCATTACCTTGTCCAGGAATAACAACAAACCCACGATCTGCTTTTGGTATTTCTTTTACAACTATCTGACTAACATTATTTTTTTCAAATGTTTCTTTAAGTAATCCATAGTCCCATTTGCCATCCGCAGCATCAAGCGGATCAATAGAATATATGTATGCATTAGTCATTTTGTAGCCCTAACAAACATCCACTCAGGATGCATATGATCTGTAAAGATTAAGTTTTTAAATCCTGCACTACTCAGCATTTTTTCAATTTCAAACCTTGATGTTTGATAAGAGTATGGAGAGTTCTCTTCCCCAACAACAAACTGAAAGAATAAAATACCATCAACTTTTAATTTTTCATAAGCAAGTTTTATGTAGTTAATCTTTTCTTGGTGTTCAATATGTTGAAAGACTAACATTGAATATACAAGATCAAGGTTGTCTGCAAGTTCTTGATACTTTATATTATCTCTTTTAGGTGCAAGGTTTATCATTTCATCAGATATGTCTATCCCATAAAAGTTACACTCTTTGTGCATATCTGCAAAAGGAACTAG